AAGTTCTTATTGAGTTTCGTGGCTATGGTCTCAAAAGTGACTCACCAGAAGATAGGAAGACTCGTATAAACCACCATAACTCTATTTGGGGTCCATTCGGAAGAAACCTACATGAAGACTTGATTGGTGTTGCTGGTCAAGGGACTACAATGCGTGAAGGTACAGAGCCACGTAACATATTACATGGTCGGCATGAAAACAGAACCATACACGATGAGGTAGGTATGAGACACTATTATGAGGAGTGGGGTAAATGGATGGGAATAAATCCAGCGAAAGCAGCGTAAAGCCAGTATCATTAGAAGTTGGTGAACATAGCTTTGAGCTTGTGTTAAGAATATTAGGAAATGAATTCGTAGCTATAAAGATAGGATCAACAAACTTCAGTGGTAAACTAATCGCAGGTGGTGTGTTACTCCTTTTCTTTACCTTTATGCTTATGGAAGTATTCGGGCTATCTAGAATTCTGGGAGTAGAATAATGCCTAGAGTTAATGATAGTACAGAAGTTGCACTTCCTCTTAGAAATATGATTAGCCTTATAGCAGCTGCAAGTATTGCTACATGGGCATACTTTGGAATCATAGAAAGACTTAACCAAATAGAAACTAATGTAACTATGATGGAAGCAGACTTAGGACAAAACACAGAGTTCCGTATAAAATGGCCACGGGGTGAGATGGGTTCGCTCCCTGCAGATAGTGAGCAGTATATGCTAATAGAGCATCTTACAGGCGAACTAGAAAAATTACAAAAGCAAATAGAAGAAGGTAAAGCGCCTTACGATCAACAACAAAAACTTATATTAAACTTTTATGAAAAGCGTATTACAAGCCTAGAAGAAAGCATAGAGAAGTTGCGTAACGGAGGATCAGAATGAAAGAAACACTTTTTGTTCTATTCTTAACATTAGGTGGAGAACCCATAGAATGGACACCGCACTTTAAATTGTCAGAGTGTCTTGCTGTAAAACGTAAAATTGATCGCCTTTCAAAATCAGGTCATTTATATAGTTGTAAAAAAGAAACTGTAACGCTGGAACAAGATGGTGATAATTATATCATTGTAGACTTTGTAAAATGAAAAGCCCTTGTATAAAAGTTTGTAAACTAGATGCTATGGGTCGATATTGTATTGGGTGTGGACGTACAATAGATCAAATAAGAAATTTTTATTTGGACGGACTAAAGAATGACACATATAGTTCCATATCAAAAACCCAAAAGACCGAAAAGAAAGAAGGAATACAAAAGCCCTATAGTATGGCTTCGTAGTATTCGTACTTCAAAATCAGAATTATTTAAAATAGAGGAAAAGAAAAAATGAGTGTAGAAATATTAGATGCTATAAGAAAACATGCAGAGGGGCATGTAGCTAAACACAAAGCAAATGTTGACATGTATTTAGCAAACCCTGTAGGTGTTGGTGAGCATAGTGATATCATACAGTCAATCGAAGATGAAATCTCAGCTATGGCAGTATGGGATGAGAAGATTGAAATTATAGATAAATACTTCTAATATAGACGTAAGGACATAGATTGAAATAACCCAGGAGTGGTAAATGTCTAGATTTGTACAAGAAACACACAAACAAAAAGAACCAAAGAAACCCCAACCGAAGTTACCTAAAGCGGGGTCTTACAGTCTTAAGGATTTAGAAAAAGCTAAACCTATTTATTCCGCTGAAGGAGGAAAACGATAATGGCCTCCGATGGATACAAAGAAGTTGTTAGTGATGAACAGCTAATCAACATGGTAGAGACTGGTGTTCAGAACTCTACAGGCGATTGGCTTAATTCATCTGAACTAGCAAGAGAAAGACTTAAGGCAACTTATGAATATGCTGGTGTTGCTGACTATCACCTGTCCCCACAGGGCGTAAGTACTATTGTGGATACATCAACCACAGAAGTAGTAGAGGCATACACTGCAGTATTATCTGATCTCTTTTTGTCAAATAAAAGATTGGCTAGGTTTATGCCTTGGGAAAGTTCCCCTGCAGCAATTCAGGCTGCAAAGGATGCATCTGACGTAACCAATTACTGTGTGTTTAAAAAGAATGATGGTTGGGAAATCATTCAACAGTGGATGAAAGCGGCTCTTCTGTGGAAGAATGCAGTATGCCGATGGTCTTATGTTGAAGATTACGATTACGTATTCGAAGAATACGAGCGCATCAGTCAACCAAATCTAGATGAACTTCTAGCGGAGGACGGAGTAGAAATTGTTGGTGACTTAGAATATGAAAATGTAAGTGAACCAGATGATTCTTTTGAATCCCAAGTCGAACTCATGTATATAAATGTCCGTATACGTAAACGGATTGATAAGTCTCGTGTTAAAATTGAACTGGTCCCACCAGAAAACTTTCGTATCTCCAGAGATGCTACATGCATTGATAGTGCTACCTTTGTTGGTATGCAAACCGAACTAACACGTTCAGAGATTCGTAAGTATTATCCTGATGTTGCTGATAACATCGATGAGTGGGATGAGCTTGGTGATGATTCCTGGGTAGGAAACACAAAATACTCTCAGGATATTGCTGCACGTAAACAAGTCACAGGTCAAGAATATTATCAAGGATCTATGCAACAGGAAATACTTCCACTGGAAGCTAATCGTGAAGTTGTTGTAACAGAGTGCTGGATGAACGTTGATCGTGATGGTGATGGTATTGCAGAACTAAAACATTTTATCATAGCAGGTTCTCATATCCTACACGAAGAAGATTGCGATGAAGTCCCTATGGCTTCTATTGTCCCTATTGATATTCCATTTGAATTTTATGGTTTATCAATGGCAGATTTTACACGTAGTTCTACATTGGCATCGACCGCCATACTACGTGGTTTTGTAGAGAATACCTACCTCACTAACTATTCGCCAAAGTTGGCTGATCCTAATGTGGTAGATTTCTCTGCATTGCAGAATATGAAACCTAAGCAAATTATTCCAACTAATGGAAATCCTGCAGCAGCAGTAGCACAACTTCCACCAGAAACAATTTCAACTGGTACAGTTCCACTGCTTGAACATCTACAGCTTATTAAAGAACAAGCTACGGGTATGTCAAAAGCTGCTCAAGGATTAAATGATACTCTTTATGTATCTGGAAACTCAGAGCAGAAACTATCAGCTGTTCAATCAGCAGCACAGAAACGTATTCAACACATTGCTCGTAGGTTTGCAGAAACAGGATTTAAACGCCTATTAGCTGGTGTTTATTCTACAATGCGTAGTCATACTAAAGGAACTGTTAATTACAATATGGATGGTGTATATAAGACCATTGATATGTCAACACTACCATCGACTATGGATTTAGAAGTACTACTAGACATAGGTGAAAACTCTAATTCTTCTTTGATTCAAAAATATAGCCGTATTGGTGCAGAGATACTTCCTGGCCTTGCTCAACAAGGTGCAGGTATGGTTGTTAAACCAGAAGCTCCTGCAGTATTAGCTACTAAATTAATTGAAGCTATGGATATTGACAGTAATGATTTCTTAGAAAATTATAATACTGATGAGTTTAAAGAAAAAGCAGCACAGGCACTTCAAGCGCAACAACAAGAAGCTCAAGAAGAAAAAGAAATAGCCAAACGAAAAGTTCAGGCAGAAGCTGCTTTGTCAGAAGCAAACGTTGTTTATACAGGTGCTCAGACTAAAAACACTATGGATGATAATGCTAAACAACTTGCAGTGTCAATTGATAAGCACTTTCAAGAATGGGCAGACTTACAAATTAAAGCAACCAAAGAGGGTGCAGAGTTACCAGAACATCCTGGGTATGACCAGATTATTATGTTAGCTAGGCAAATCCTAAGCCCACCTCAACAACAGTCACAACAAAAGATGGCTCCACAGCAGCCACAGGAGAATATGTAAAATGGCAACAGTAACACTTTCTGCCACTGGAACAGGCGCTGCCCAATCGGGAACAGTAACTACAGCTGGTGGTTCTGGCGGTGGCATTATCATGGTAACAAATGATAGCGATGCAACCGTAACATTTGATGTAGCAACAGGAGGTACAACAGTACTATCTAATCAAACAGTAGCTGCTAAAGATTATAAAATTGTATCAGGTCTTAATAATGGCGCACAAACATTGGTCAATGTAAGTACTTCACATGGAACTGCTGCACAATCAGGCGAAATTATTTACAACACACTTGTAACTTAAGATAATGGATAAGTACCGAAAGACAGCCGAGAAGAGGTTGGGTAACGATAAGTCCTACGGAAATCATAAGATCCATCCCGAAGAATTAGCAAGACAAGCACATGTTAAAGGACACTTTGCTGCTAAAGAACGGGATGAGTTCTTTGATGAAGTATATGGAGAAGTTCTTGTTGACCTTTTCCTGGAATGGCTCAAAACGGAGCCACATGAAACTAAGTCTCGTGAGTTTCTCTACAATTCTGCTATGGCACTTGGTAGTGTCAAGGAGAAAATGATGAACTTTGAGATGTACGGAAAAAATGTTCCGCATTTACAGGAGGACAATAATGAGAGCAATTGATATAGATGCTCTATTGGAAAATTATAAAGATATGATTAACATTCTAGAGTATGACTCTATGCGTAGTGCAGGTAAGGCTAAGATCAACGCTGATAAATTAGTAAACCTATATACGCTTGTTGAACGTTATGAATCTATGAAAAATTCTAAAAAGGCAACCCCAAAGAAGGAGGTAGCAAATGGATAAGAATACCGAAGCAACCACAGACTCTGCCCAAACGGATGACTCTGTAGCCGAGGTTAGTAGTCAAACTGAAGAAGCTATGCTGGCTGACATTATACGAAACTCCGATTTCGTAGATACTCTACCCGAAGAGCAAGTTCCTGAGTTAGACACGGAAGAATCTGATGACGAAGACCCAGATGCATCAGAGGAAGCCGATAGCGAAGATGATGAAGAAGAGGTCGAAGAGTTTGAAGAAGATACAGATGAAGAAGATGCCGATGAAGAATCCGCTACCGATGAATCTGATGTGTACTCTACAGATGATTTAGATCTAGAAGCTAAAGTCTCTGTCAAAATTGACGGGGAAGAAATTGAAGTTTCTTTTGGTGATCTTATTAAAGGTTACTCTACTGAACAACATCTTTCTAAAAAGGGTCGTGAACTCGGTGACGCAAGAAAACAGTTAGAAGCAGAATTTCAAAATAAGGCAGCGGAAATCCAAAACCTTTCGAAAGCATCTGCTGCAATACTGTACTCAAACGAACAGGCTCTTTCAAAAGAGTATCATAAAATTGAAAGCCAAATTGAAAAGGCTCGTGAAGAAGGTGATACTTATGAAGTCGGTGAACTGAAAGACAAACGAGAACAAGCACAAAAGAAATACTGGGATGCTCGTAATAAACGAGAAGAACTAGTAGAAACCCTTCAAAGGGCAGAACAACAAGAAGCACAGAAACAATGGAAGGCACAGCTTGAGTATTTTAACCAGCAAATCCCTAACATTATTCCAGACTTCGATGAAAAAACTGCTACAGCAATTCGTGAATTTGCTATTGAAGAAGGCATTGCTCCAGAGATTCTGGATACTATTGCCGATCCTGTGATTGTTAAATTTGTCGATGATTATCGTAGACTAAAGCAAGGTATCACTAAAGGTACTGCTAAAAGAAAGAACACACCTGCCAAGAAAGCCCCGCTTAAGAAAGCTAAGACTGCATCTAAAAAGAAACAAGACGCAGCCGCTGCTACACGAGCTAAGGCTATGGATCCAAACTCTTCCCCAGAGGATCAGATGGATTTCTTAAGAGGACTTGCTCAACGCTCTTTAAACCTATAATACCTCGGAGGTATAATTAAATGGCTAATACACTTGGTGTGCGTGGCGCTGGTGGCCCAGGGGGTCCCTCCCGCAGCACAGGTAAAGATGTTTCCCAACGGGAAGATCTAGCAAACTTCATCACGATGATTACTCGTGACGAAACTCCTTTTATGTCATCTATTGGCAAAACTAAAGCAACTGCAATTTATCACGAATGGCAGACCGATCAACTAGAAGCCCCAGGCAACTCTCGTATCGGTGAAGGTACTGACTATATCGAACCAGATACTACTGGTTCTGGCGGTACTGGTGCAACTCCAGCAACTGGTGCAAAGTTCGCTATCACTGGACCTTATCGCACACGTTTGGGTAACTATACTCAAATTAACGGTAAGACTATCGCTGTGTCAGGTACACGCCGCGCAGTCGATCAAGCTGGTGTAGCAGACGAATATGCCTATCAGCTAAAGAAGCGTGGAACTGAGCTTCGGCGTGATATCGAATTTGATATGATTCATTCTTATAATGAGTCAAACGCTGTTGGTACTCAGAATGCTAACGCTCGTTCTGCTGGTGGATATCAGTCTTTTGTTAACTCAGCATCTACATGTAACTATGTAGGTCAGTTTGAAGCTCCTTCAGCTTCTAGCTCTAACGCTGGTACTGATAACCAGGGAACCGACACCGTTCGTGGTTCAATCAACGGTGGTACTACGGCTCCTACTCGTGGAACACTTGCTTTGACTGATATCGATGCAGTTATGCAGAAAATCTATGAAGAAGGCGGCAAGGCTACTAAAGTCATGCTGTCACCAAAACTACGCCGTGACTTCTCTGACCTGATGGTTAGTGATACTGGCGTTGTTCGTAATATTGACGCTGGTGGAAAACTCCGTCAGTCAGTAGACGTTTATATGTCAGACTTTGGAGATCTTATGGTAGTTCCTAACTACGTAATGGGCCTCTCAAATTCTGTCGCTCTTAAGGGTGATAATGGATCCGCATTCTCAGGTGCAGGTATTCCAGATATGGCAGACTTTGCCGCACTCATTTATGACCCAATGTGGTTCAACGTAGCTACTCTGCGTCCTATGCAGGAAGTTGACGTAGGCCAGAAAGGTGATTCAACTATCGGAATGATGGTCGAAGAGTGCACCCTTGAAGTACGCAACCCACTTGGTTGTGGTGCTGTTTACGGCCTTAACTAGGTTGTATTTTGATAGGGGAGGTCTTAGGGCTTCCCCTTTCTTTTTCATAATAAATTATAGGAGTACAGTAAAATGCTAGTTATCAGAACAGCAAACGGGAATACTTACCCCGCAGAAACATGTGTATGGCGCACAGCACAAGTTGCTTCAGGCGGCTATCAACTTACACACTTAGATATTAATTCACCTAACGTAGCGACTAATGGTAATCCCACAGCGGCACCATCAGGCGCAGAGCTAGGTTACATTGGAAAGTCAGGACGGTTTGTATCTTATACAGAACCTGCCTAATTAAGTAAAGAGGACATTATGGGAAAAGAAAACGAATTTAAATTTCGCAGCAGCACTGTGAAAGCTAATGAAGATATTCACGCTGGATTTGATTTACAATCAGGCGATTGGCAAGCTGTGCAAGATGTAACACAATATAAAAATAGTGTTAAATTGCAAAAAGAAAAAGAAGATTACTATGGTCGTACAAAAAACGGCTATCGTAAAATGGCAACCATTCCTGATATTGTAGCAATTAAGATTTTACAGGAACATAATTTAGATCTACACGATCCTCATTTTATGCAAGATCCAAACAATCTTAAAAAATTAAAAAAGATCCTTGTGTCTGAATACTCTGATTTGGTAGTCAATACTTAATTAGGAGGCCCGATATGGCACTGACTTATACTCAGCTAGTGGCACTCGTTCGTTCATGGTGTAATAGAGATGAAGAAGTAGTAAGTGATTCTATTATTCAAGATTCTCTAAAGTATGCGGCAGATAAAGCATATCGAACCCTTAGGGTTCCACCCCTGGAAAACGTTGCTATCTATGAGAAAAGTTTGTTGACTGCAGCCACAACATCAGCAACAAACACACATGGTAGTGTTACAGAAATTCAACTACCATATGACTTAATCGAATTTATTCAAATTAGAGAACTTGACTCTGCTGGTATCACTACAAGGGTATTCAATGAAAAATTAGATATACGTACATTCAATGATACAACAAGTGAAAAATATACCAATTTAAACTATTGGTCACGACAGCAAAATGTTGTGTATCTAACCCCAGGATTCGGGAACGGAAACACAGGTAGTCAAGCAAATACAATTGAGCTTTATTATTATCGAAGATTACCAGCACTTGATGCAAAATATGCTGTAACAGTTTTAAATTATAATGCAGGATTCCTTACCACAACAGGTGGAACTACGTATTTATACTTTACAACAACTGGTGGTGTAGCTAACACAACAGCTTACGCAACACAGGCAGAATCTATTGCAGCAGCTACAGGAAATGTAACTGCTAAAATAAATGTAACAGTAAACAATAGTGCTAATATAACTAACGATACTAGGTCAGGCACAGTTGTTGTAGGACAAGAGTTATCGGGGACGGGTGTAGTTGCTAATGCAACAACAGGTGCTCCACCAAAAGTAACTGATGCAAGTAATCAAAACAGCATAGTGGTAGATACTCCGCAAACGATAACAGATAATACAGATATAACATTTTCAAACACAACTGCCACAAAGTATATTGGTAATGAAACACCAAACTGGCTACGTGATGAAAATCAAAGAATTCTTTTATTTGGAGCACTTGCAGAAATCTTTGCATATGCTCAAGATGATCAACAAGCGGCAAAATATAATCAGGCATTTCTAGCAGAAATTGCAGAAATTAATGATGAAGATGCTAAACGAAATGCTTCGGGTGGAAACCTACAAGTAAACTTTAATGGGCGAGGGTTAATATAATGACAACACCAGCAAGACCTGGCTCCTTTACAGGGGCAACAGACAATGCCGCTAGTGGTGGTTTGTTTACAGATACTCTTATTGACGGTATCCCCGATATTGTAGGAGCCGATGTAGCATCAGCCGAAACAGCCGCGACTAACGCAAAGGCTTCAGAAACAGCCGCTGCAACTAGCGCAACTAATGCAGCCACAAGTGAAACAAACGCAGCCACTAGTGCTACTAATGCATCTACCAGTGCTACTAATGCCGCTAATAGTGCAACTTCAGCAGCCAGTAGTGCCAGTAGTGTGGCAGCAGATGCCGCTACAGCTACAACAAAAGCAGCACAAGCAGCTACAAGTGCAACTAATGCGGCAGCGTCAGAAACTGCAGCAGCGTCTAGTGCTACTACGGCTTCAACTCAAGCCACTAATGCAACAACGCAAGCTAACTCCGCTGCAACTTCGGCTACAGCAGCAGCTAACAGTGCAACATCAGCCGCATCAAGTGCTACGACAGCGACTACGCAAGCCAGCACAGCTACAACACAGGCTACAACAGCGACTACGCAAGCCACTAATGCAGCCACAAGTGCTACAAATGCAGCTAACAGTGCAACAACCGCAACAACAAAAGCCAATACAGCAACTACTCAGGCTACTAATGCAGCCACAAGTGCTACAGCAGCAGCCACATCAGCCACTAATGCAGCTAACAGTGCTACAGGCGCAGCCTCAAGTGCTACAGATGCACAAGGTAGTGAAGATGAAGCAGAAGCTTGGGCGCAAAAAGTAAACGGAGAAGCAGTTACAGGAGAAGGTTATTCAGCTAAAGCTTGGGCAACTGGAGGTACAGGTGTAGACCATGCTTCAGGTGGCGGTAACGCTAAAGATTGGGCTACTGAAACAACAACAACTGCTGATAATACAGAGTACTCAGCTAAAGAATATGCTATTGGTACACAAGCTGGCAATAGTAACGGATCAGCAAAGCAATGGGCTTTGGGTGGTGGTAACTTTGTTATGTCTACGGCAGTCTCTGGGGGTGAATACTCAGCTAAGTATTGGGCCGATCAAGCAGCTAGTAGTGTAGCTAACTTTGATGAAAAATACTATGGTAATTATGCAACCGATGCAGCAGCAGAAAATGCACATGAAGCAGCAGGTAAAACAGTAACAGTGGGTGACTTGTATTATAATACAACAGTTAATGCTGTTAAGTATTGTCAGGTAGCCCCATCAGGTACGGGTGCGCCAGTTGGCACATGGGCAGAAATAGCACAACAGAATTTATCAGGCTACGCAACAAACGGTTTTTCAATTGCAATGTCAATTGCATTATAGGAGGTCTTTATGGCACAAAATTTTAGAAGGTACGTTGAAAAGTCCATTGGAACCTCGGCAACTGATATTCCTGATGGCGCTAATTTCGACTCATACGACACAATTGTAGGAATAAATTTAGCAAATAGAATTGCTCAACAGATTACAGTATCAGTATATATGTTAGCTGGAGGAGCAACAGACAACTTAGCTAATAGATACTACATTGTAAAAGACGCACCAATCCCAGCAGGATCAACACTTCAGGCATTAGATGGTGGTGCTAAAATTGTAGTACAATCAGGTGATAGGCTTTGGATTGTATCTGACACTGCAAGCTCACTTGATGCTTGGGTATCTGCTGTTGACGCTATTAGCACATAGGAGGAGTAAATGCCTTATATTGGTAATCAATTTAATGATAACTTTTCCTCTTTAGCTAAACAATCAATTACAGGTAATGGCGGTACTAACTATACACTTTCTACACCAGTAGCAAATGCTAATGAAATAGAAGTGTTTGTAAATAATGTAAGACAAGAGCCTTTAGTAGCTTATACTGTAACAGATACTACACTTGCTATGACAGGCAGTATAGCAAGTACCGATAGTTTTTATGTAGTGTATCAAGGTAAAGCAGTACAAACAACGCAACCCCCTGATGATTCAGTTGGTGCAAATCAACTTGCTCACAATTTTACATTTCCAGGAGCCGTAGCAGCACCTGTGCAAACAGCTAATATTACAGGTAATACTACATTAGATTTTAATACTTATCAGCATTTTGTTCTTACAATGACAGGTGCAGCTACACTTGTAAACCCTACAACAGGTGCGGTTGGGCAAACAGGCTTTATAGCACTTATACAAGATGGAACTGGAGGACGAACATTATCTCTTGGTTCTGATTTTGAAACCGCAGCAGCAGCAGGGATTGCATTAACATCAACAGCAAGTGCAACTGATTTTATACCTTACGCTAAAATTGCAGCAAATAGAATTTTATTAGGAACACCACAACTTGCATTTGCATAAAGGAGGTTAATATGAGTGGACCAATTGGGGCCTCCCCGTGGATGTATGGAATTACACCTCCTTTTTATGATTATAAAATTGATCAATCATTAAGATTTAACGATGCCGATGCTGCATACTTATCTAGAACTTATAGCACTGCCCAAACAAATACTAAAAAAATTACTGTTTCTGTTTGGGTAAAACGAGGAATTCTTGGCAAAACAAGAGATACAATTATATTTTCACGAAATGGTGGGGCGGGTAGAATAGGTTTTGACAGTGACACACTATTCGCAAATGCTTTTGATACTGGTTACAATGGTTTTACAAGTAGTGCTGTTTTTAGAGATACAAGTGCTTGGTATCATATTGTGTATCAAGGAGATAGTACACTAGCTACAGCAGCAGACAGAAATATATGTTATGTGAATGGTGTTTTACAAGTTAACGCTAACTCAAGTTCTTTAACGCCTCAAGACAGCGTGACAAATATTCTTAAAAACGGACAGGTTACTTATATTGGTAGAGATGTTGACAACTCTTCTTATGACACTAATAGTTACATGGCAGAATTAAATGTTATTGATGGTAGTGTTGTTGCTCCTACAGATTTTGGTGAATTTAAAAATGGTGTTTGGGTTCCAAAAGAATATTCTGGTTCATATGGTACAAATGGTTTTTATTTAAAATTTGCTTCTGGTGCAGTAGGAACTGATAGTAGTGGAAATGGACATACCTTTACTCATACAGCAGGTAACGCTAGTAGAAATAGACCAGTACAAGATAGCCCAACAAATAACTTTAATGTAATACCTTTTACAAATACAAGTTTACTTACCCATGAACATCAAGGTATGCGGGTTAATACTGCACGAACTGGATATTGGGACGGTGTTGCTGGAAGTTTTTCAGTTAAAAGTGGTAAATGGTATTATGAAGTACAACTAAATGTAGGCAGTAGTGATAACTTTAGATGTGTGCCTGGATGGAAACAAGAACCAGAAGAATCAACAAAGGTTTTTAACAGACTAGGTTCATCTGGTGATCCATTTGGCACAGGTTCAGGTGACTTAGGAAACACTGGACACTACGCTTATCAATCTTGGAATACTCAATACTATGGAAACGGTGGTTACACTGGTACGTCTATCGCTGCAAGTAGTGGTGATGTAATTAATGTTGCAGTAGACTTTGATGATAATAAAATATACTTTGGCAAAAATGGAACGTATATAGCAAACGATGGTGGTACTGATGGTGATCCAGCGAATGGTACAAATGAAAGTTTAAGTGGATTATACAGCACTGGTAAATTTTATTCTCCATGTATTTCTTTACGTTCTGATGGTACATCTGGTTCAAATAGTGCAAGATTTAACTTTGGTTCAGATAGAAGCTTTGGTGCAAATCTAGCTCTTGGAACAGCGTATGCTGATGAAAATGGTTATGGAGAGTTTCGTTACGCAGTACCCTCTGGCTTTTTAGCGTTGTGTTCTCAAAACTTACCAGAGATTGTTATTGGGCCAAACAGCGACACACAAGCTGATGATTATTTTAATACAGTACTTTATACTGGAAACGGTGGAACAAACGCTATTACTGGCGTTGGATTTCAACCTGATTGGGTTTGGCTAAAAAAGAGAAGCGCTGCTGGAATACACAATTTGTTTGATTCATCAAGAGGGACAAAACTATTACAGCCCCAATCTGATGACGGGCAACAAGACAATGCTAATTATTTAACTGCATATGGCGCTGATGGTTTTACAGTAGGCAGTAGTTCTAATGTAAACGCATCCTCTGAGACGTTTGTGGCATGGAATTGGAAAGCTGGCGGCACACCTACTGCCGATAATGTTGCTGCCGCTAATGCGGAACCTACAGCAGGTTCAGCTAAAATAGATGGTTCTAATCAAAGCGGTGCATTTTCTGGTTCTCCATCTATAGCTATTAAAAAACTTTCGGCAAACACTACAGCAGGAGTTTCCATTGTGCGTTGGACAGGTACGGGGTCAGCGGGAACAATTCCTCATGGTTTAGGGGCTGTTCCACATTTTTACACTGTTAAAAATTTAACAGATGATGGCACAAGCTGGCAATCTTATCACCGTGGAATAGCATCTGATGCAGAAACAGATTATATATATCTTAATAGTAGTGCAGCAGCGGATGATTCTGACGATTGGAATGATACTGCACCTACTGCTAACGTGTTTTCTGTAAAAACTCACAACCAAGTAAATGCTAGTGGTGACGAGTATATAGCGTATTTATTTACCTCAGTTGAAGGTTACAGCAAGTTTGGTCACTATACTGGAAACTTTAACGCAGACGGCCCGTTTATTCGTACAGGATTTAGACCAGCTTGGATTATGCTTAAACGCACAGATTCAGCAGATAGTTGGCTAATGAGGGATAATAAAAGAGACACATTTAATGTTACGACTCAAATTATTATTACTAATTCCACTGCAGCCGAATACACTGACTCAACCTTGATTGACTTTTACTCTACTGGATTTAAGTTAAAACATCAAAACAGTCTTATGAATGCTTCAGGCGGCAATTTTATCTATTTTGCTTTTGCCGAACAACCTTTTAAATATGCTAATGCACGATAGGAGATAACTATGTGGCAATATAAAAACAGGATAATCCGCGTAGGTAAACCTTGGGTGGATGATGAGGGGACTAAACACCCTTGGAATTGGATGCGTTGGGATTACTGGCGTAAAAAAGAAGTAGGCGTAGAATTTGTAGGAGACCCAAACGATGGCAGTTAGTAAAATTTCACAAAACGCTATGGATAGTTCGGCTATACATGGTAAAAGAAATCTTATAATTAATGGAGATATGGCAGTAGCACAACGAGCTACCTCATATGCAGTTACTACAGATGGTGCTTATGGCTCTTTAGATAGATTTGCTTTTTACAATAGTAACGATGGTGCTTTTACTGTTTCACAGGATACAACAGTCCCAAGCGGTGAAGGCTTTCTTAAAAGTATGAAATTTGATTGTACAACTGCAGACAGTTCTATCGCTGCTGGTCAATACGCTACTTGTTTTCAAAACATTGAAGGACTTAATCATAGTGTCTTAGGTTATGGTGCAGCTGGTGCAAAAACTATTACGATATCTTTTTGGGCAAAATCAAATTTAACAGGTCCATTTTGTTATAGTATAAGAAACAGCGCAGTAGATAGATCATTTGTAAAAGAATTTAGTTTAGCTACTGCAAACACATGGGAAAGAATTTCATTTAGTATTGCTGGAGATACAACTGGAACTTGGCTTACTACAACTGGAATTGGCGCTCGTCATATGATAGCGTTATCAATGGGCAGTACCTTTCATGGCACAAATAACACTTGGCAAGCAGGTAATAAAACAGCAACAAGTAATCAAGTAAACTTTTTATCTAGTACAGATAATGAGTTATACGTCACTGGTTGGCAAGTTGAAATAGGCTCTACAGCTTCACCTTACGAACATCGTACATACGTTGATACACTTAATAATTGTTTTAGGTATTTTTACAGGCTGCGAAAGACAAATGCCTATGGCGAGTTTTGTACAATACGAACTTATAGTGGTGATGATGGCACAGGTATTATATATTTTCCACAACCCATGCGAGTTCAACCTACGCTAACAATAGACAAAACTGTGAACTCTACTAATTTTGCATACAGTTTAAATTCTATTTCGATAGCGGCTTCAGATGTAAATGTAACACAAGTAGGTATTGCGGCTGCTTCTTCTAGTGGCACTGCTTTTACTACAGGTGGTGGTGCTACTATTCAGTCAAATGGTGCTTCTGGAGCCATTGACGTTTCATTTGATTTTTCATCGGAGTTATAAAAATGGTTTTTACTAATTTAAAATATGTTACAGATCAAGGTGGAAATAACATATCAATAAAATTTACTTGCGATGGACAAACAGAAATGTCTGTTGCAGTTGGAGCAGTTGGTAATATACACTACGATGAAATAATGAAACAAGTAGAAGCTAAAGAAATTACGATAGCTGCAGCAGGAGGATAACATGCCGTATATAGGAAAACAACCTAAAGCGGGTGACTTTAAAAAACTAGGATCACTTACAGCATCTGCTACAGATACGTATGCACTTACTTACAACAGTGCAGCATTTACACCAGCTAACGCAGAGTCTTTGATTGTGTCACTTAACGGTGTAACACAAGCACCTAATGATGCTTACAGTGTCAGTGGTAGCAACATTGTGTTTGCTTCTGCTTTAACTTCTTCAGATAGCATTGATTATATTCTTGCACTAGGAGAAGTAGGTAATCATACAGTACCAACAGATAACTCAGTTACTACAGCAAAACTTAGTAGTACTATTAGTCGTGGTGGTGTAGCTAATATTCGTGTTAACCCTAACAGCCTAACAGACAATACAACGATTGCCAGTGGTGAGAACGCTCTTGTAGCAGGACCATTTACACTTTCAGCTACGTTGACTGTTAACGGCACATTTACGGTGGTGTGATATGAGTAAGTTATATGTAGATGAAATACATCCTAAAACTACTGGTGGTACTACCTCTATTATAAAGCCAGCATCAGGTTCAATTATTCAAACGCAATACACGCAATTAACCACAGCGGCAACCCAAGCATGGAGTGCAAACACAGCCACAGCGTTTAGCGATTTGACTGTAAATATTACGCCAACATCAACAAGTAGTAAAATTAAGTTAGAATGTCATATTGCAGGTGAGTTTGCTAGTGATTCCGCTACTTTTGACCACGTTGTGTTTTTCTACAGAGACACAACTGCTTTGAAATTTACTGGTTCTACTTCAGGTTCAAAGGTTGGCATTTCCGCTATAACAAGAACCCATTACGCCGAGGATGACAACAGCACTGGTGAAGTTGGTTACTTCACTTATTTTGACAGTCCAAACACGACATCACAAATTACTTATAAGCTAGGTATTGTTTCAAACATTGCCACAACTTTTTATATCAACACCACTGTGAATACTTCTGATGAGTATTTTGTAAGTAACATTGCGGCAACAGAGATAGCGGGATAGGAGGAAAACATGGCTTCAATATTAGGAGTAGAAACCCTCCAACATACTAACGGTACGACAGCGGCAACGATTACATCTGGTGGAAAACTTTATTCGGCTGGTCATGTAATTCAAGTTGTAATGGGTACTTCAACAAGTACCTTTCAACAGACTGCAAACAATAGTTCACAAGATGTTGGTTTATCAGCATCAATTACGCCTACTGCATCAAGTAGTAAAATTCTTATTACAACATCAGCACCCCTTGTTTTGGCTAATACAGAAGATGCCCTTTTCTATTTGGTTAGAGGAAGTTCAAATATAATGTTGCATAATATGTGGACAAATGAAGATTCTTACACAACTGCAATTCACAGTTTTTCATATCTTGACAGCCCATCAACTACAAGTTCTACTACTTACAAAGTTATGTGTCAAAAAGATCAAGGTGAAATATTTTACAATTATGTAAATGCAGGAACTTCTACAGCTACTATGATACTAACAGAAGTCGCAGGATAGGAGATACAAATGACAAGCATATTAAAAGTAGATTCTATCGCACAAAGCAATGGCACTACAGCAGCAACTATAGATACTGCTGGTCGAATTATTCAGCCAACTAAACCAATCTTTAGAGTAGTTAAAAGGTCATCAAGTGGGTCTGGTGGACGTAGTGGTGATTTAGATTTCAACGAAGCACCTATAAATGTTGGTGGTCATTGGGATACATCGAACCACTATTTTGTAGCCCCGATAGATGGACACTACCAATTCAGTTTTGTTGGATTTGGTTGTGATAGCGATGGAACTCAACGAACTTCTGGTAGCATTGTTGCTGTTGGACTTTTCAAATACACAGGCGGTGCATGGGTTGACGAAACCGAAATGTATCAAAAGGTTCAGGCTGATAACTGGGTAAACTCGTCTTTTACACACATAACGCATTTAGCAGCCAATGAGCGTATTAAAGTAAACGTAAGAATTGGCTATGTATATTACGATGACAGCACTAGAGATTACATTGTATTTAGTGGTCACTTAATAGGATAGGAGACAGATATGGCACTCACAACATTGAATAGAAGTAGTATGCCAGCTGGCTCTGTGTTGCAAGTTGTTAATACTCTTTACGACACTGAAGAATCTTTAACACAATCTGCAAACACTCCACAGGCAACTGGGTTAACTGCTACCATTACACCTACAAAAGCAACTAGTAAAATACTTGTTACATATAGTCTTTGTACTTCATCAAATAATACAGGGGCGGCGTATGGTGGTTATCACATGGTTTACCATGACATTGGACAAACTGGTTCTTTTACTGCTTTTTCATCACGGTTTTTTGGAGCAAGATCTGGTCAATATAGCGATTATCAAATGGTAAATTTTGGTGGTCAGATTTACCACGATCATAATACAACCAGTGCAATAAATTACAAGGTTTATATAGATAACAACAATGGGGCAACAATTTATATTAATAGAGGAGGTTCTAGTGACACAGGACTTAATGGTGTAAGTAGCATTACCCTTACGGAAATTGCTGGATAATGAAAATGTCACAAGAAGTCTCACCAGAACTTCGTGTCGCTATTGAATTAGAAGCACACGAAAAAGAATGTGCTGTACGTTATAAAGCAGTAGAAGATAAATTATCAGGTCTCGACAAAAGATTGTGGAGGCTTGAAGCAATGATAATGGGATCAACGGTAATAGTCGTTGGCCTAGCATCCTCTTTATTAATGAAGCTATGATACACGCATTTCTCCTTATGGCTTATTTGGGGACAGGAGATGCTCGTAAATTAATTAGTGGAGATATGTATTTTAGAAGTATAGATAGGTGCAATTATTTTGCATCTCAACTGGCTAAACGATATGGTAACTATGTGTCAAGTCAGTTTATTGATCCAAAAGACAGAGTAACCGTTTATTGCATACCTAAAAAAGTAAATCCCAATGCTGTAGAGGTATACTAAAATGATCGCAGAAACAATGGCAGGTATAGCCTTAGTTAAGGGTGCGGTTGACGGAATTAAAGGTATGATAAATACTGCTAATGACGTTAGCGACATAGCTGGCTATATAGATAAATTGTTTGAGGGCGAGAAACAAGTACAACAACAAAGAAATAAAAAATCAAACGTCAGTAGTTTTGATGGAATTGGTGGCGTTGCGTCAGAAATCATAGATGCTAAGTTAGCAGCAGAAAAAATGCAAGAAGTTGCTACTCTTATTGATTTACGATTTGGTCATGGGACATGGCAATCTATTGTAAATGAAAGAGCAAAAAGAATAAGAGAAGAAAAAGAAGCTGCTGCCGCTGCACGAAGAGAGGCAATAAGAAAACACAATGAACTTATGGAAACTATTAGAAACTCACTTATTGTTTTAGGTGTAGTTGCAGTTTCAATAGCTTTATTTATTATGATTGCCATGAAAGTATAGGAGTATAAAATGTTTGAGGCATGGGTATTAGTCTGTTTATTAAGTAATCCACAACATTGTTTTGAAGCACAGGATAAAAGAGGTCCTTATGAAACAAGACAAGAATGTTATGATAGAACAATAGAAATGAGAGAATCAATACGGCTACTTCCCGATCATAATCCTCAATCCTATAAATGTTTAGAATTAAAAAGAGAGGGACTACAAACATGATACAAGCATTGATAGGGCCTGTTACAGGTCTGCTTGATAAATTTATCCCCGATGCTGATGAAAAAGCCAGGATTGCACATGAGCTTGCAACAATGGGGGAGAAACATGCTCAAGAACTAGCACTTGCCCAGATAGAAGTAAATAAGGCAGAAGCAGCTTCAGGGTCTATATTTAAAGGAGGATGGAGACCAGCAGTTGGTTGGGTGTGTGCGAGTGCCTTTGCATATCATTTTGTTTTACAGCCCGTCCTGCTCTTTGTAGTGGCCTTAACAGGTACTCAGCTACCTACCCTACCTGAGTTTGACATGAGTACGTTGTTGCCCGTTCTAGGCGGCATGTTGGGAATTGGTGGACTTAGGACATATGAAAAACAAAAGAGGCTAACTAAATGAACATAGATCAACTTAGAGAAGAGCTTAAAATTGATGAGGGGGTTAAGTATGAAATATATTTGGATCATCTTCATCTCTGCACCTTTGGCATTGGTCATCTTGTACTTAGCAGTGACCCAGAATACGGACAGCCTGTTGGAACGCCTGTATCTGAAGAAAGAGTTAACGAGTGTTTCGAATCAGATGTCCAACAAGTATTGTCTGACTGCAAAACCCTCTATCCCGACTTTGATACCTTGCCCGAAGAAGCCCAATTAATTATAGCTAACATGATGTTTAACATGGGTAGACCTCGACTTTCAAAATTTAAGAACATGAAAGCTGCTGTTGATGCAAGAGATTGGCACAGAGCATCTGTAGAAATGGCAGATTCTAGATGGTATCAGCAGGTTACAAATAGGGCTGATCGGCTCTGCAAAAGGATGAGAGCCATACAATAGTATATACCCCTTATAGGAAAAATCTATTCGTATAAGAGGTAATAATATTATGAGAAATGTAGAATACGCTGGGCCTTCTGTTTCTATATCAGAAGAAATTGATGCAATGAAATACCGTCAAGAGGGTGAGTCCTTTGATGATAAAGTTAAAAGGATGGCAGGTGCATTAAATGATGACCAAGAACATCAATTAGAACTAGAAGATATACTTGGAAATATGAGGTTTCTACCAGCAGGTAGAGTCCAAAACGCTATGGGCAGTAGGCGTATTACTACAGCATTTAATTGTTTTGTTAGTGGTATTATCGATGATAATATGAAATCCATTATGAAACGTGCAGCAGAAGCTGCTGAGACTATGCGTAAAGGTGGTGGTATTGGATATGATTTTAGTAGACTACGACCACGGGGCGATCATATTAACTCTCTCGATTCTCAGTCTTCTGGCCCTGTTTCTTTTATGGGGATCTTTGATGCAGTGTGTCAAACAATTGCTTCTAGTGGTCACAGGCGAGGAGCACAAATGGGTGTCCTTCGTATTGACCATCCTGATATACTCGACTTTATTCGTGCTAAACGTAACAGTGATAAACTCACCGGATTTAACATCTCCGTTGGGGTTACAGATGCCTTTATGGAAGCTTTGGATAGTGATACCGAGTACGATCTTATCTTTGATGGTGTTGTGCGTGGGTCTTTATCAGCCCAAATGGTATGGGACGAGATAATGAATTCGACTTGGGATTGGGCAGAACCAGGAGTTCTGTTTATTGACCGTATACAGGAGATGAATAATCTCTGGTACTGTGAGACCATTGAAGCCACTAACCCCTGTGGAGAGCAGCCGTTGCCCCCGCAAGGAGCATGTCTACTTGGATCCTTTAACCTAGTTAAGTATCTTGATGAAAATGATGGTAAATATTCTTTTAACTTTACACAGTTTAAAAAAGATATTCCCCAAATAGTACGTGCTATGGATAACGTTGTTGATCGTACTATTTATCCACTTAAAGAACAGTCCGATGAAGCATTAGATAAAAGACGAATGGGACTAGGGGTTACTGGACTAGCAAACGCTGGTGAACTTTTGGGATACCCGTATGCTTCTCCTGAGTTTCTTAATTGGTCAGAAAAAGTATTTGCATGTCTTAGAGATAATTCTTACAAAGCATCTGCTTTACTTGCAAAAGAAAAAGGACCATTCCCTGCTTACAGAAAAGAATATTTAAAGTCTAATTTTATTCGTACACTTCCTGCATCAGTAAAGAAAGAGATCAGAGAGCATGGAATTCGTAATTCACATCTTACTAGTATTGCTCCCACTGGCACTATTAGCTTGGTTGCTGATAATGTTACTGGTGGAATAGAGCCTGTCTTCAGTCATTATTATGACAGAACCATACAAACATTTGAAGGACCTCGTGTTGAGCGTGTAGAAGACTATGCGTATGCAAAAGGGGTCAAAGGGAGGACATCATCTGAAATCTCAGTTCAAGATCATTTAGCAGTGTTGCTGTTGTCACAACATTATGTAGACTCAGCTTGTTCAAAGACTTGTAATGTGGGGGATGATGTCACGTATGAGGAATTTAAACAGGTGTATGTTGATGCCTGGAAGGGCGGGGCGAAGGGATGCACTACGTTCAGGGCGAGTGGAAAACGATTCGGTATCCTTAACGAAACCGTGGAAGAAGAAACGAAGATACCTAGCGAAACTCAGGAAATGGCTGAGGAAAAGGGAAAGGTTGAGGCTTGCTTTATCGACCCGCTTACAGGCCAGAAAGAGTGCGCTTAACAATTAATTAACGGAGGGGTAACATGGCAGATCAGTCTGAAGATACTATTTCTGTTACCAATATTGCAGAAGCAGGGGTTATAAAAGATACTCCTCCTATTGCTTTAGCACAAAACGTATTTACTGATGTTCGCAATGTAAGATTTAAAGATGGTGCAGTAAAGAAAATAACTGGAGAACTTCTATTAAATACAATAACAGAAGATCTTGTACCAGCTAACGAAGATTTTGGACAAGTCAGATATTTTGCTGTATGGGAAAATCCAAACAAGTCCCCTACTGGATGCTATTATATATGGGTAGTAGATTATATTCGGGCTGGTGTTACCGTTGGTCAAAAGGTTTATATCCAAGACCATTTAGGAACAAAGAAAGACATTACCCCTGCGTCTATGACTAATGGGTTTTCATATACTACATCAGGATGGCAACACACATTGTTTAGTGGTGGCTTTAGTTTTATTATTAATAATGGAATAGACAAACCACACTATATCCTAGACTCTCCTGGAAATACTAATATTAATAATATTGTTCTTGCTGAACTTCCTGGATGGGATAGTTATAATGTACAACAAGTAGCCCACAGTGATACATATACTGCTGGTGGATCAACTGTATTTGATCTTGGTCAGAAAGTAGACTTTACTGCAAACGAAATTATAGTTACAGGTACTAATGCTAAAACAGCACAAGCAGGTAGCCCTGCAGGTTCTGGTACAGTTAATGGTACTAACTTTGTTCCTGGGACTTTGCCAGGGACTACACCTACAGTAACTGGTAATAATTTCCAGATATATACTGACACAGGTACTAACACAACAGTAATTGTAATTGGGGGCTTGACGGGGAATGATACAGTTACAGCTACAATTAAATCTAGAAACCCTGTAAATGTAAGAGCAGGTGTGATCAGATCATTTAGAGACTTACTTGTTGCAGGTGATCTTACAGAAGTTGATTCTGTAACACCAACTACCATCATTCGAAGATTGTCTGGTGTTGTAAGAACCTCTGATGTTGCAGTTCCTGGGGCAGTTCCTAATAACTGGAATCCATTTGAAGCTGGTGTAAGTACAGCAGACGAATTTACATTGTCAGAAACTAATGTTATTCAAGATATGCAATCCCTTCAGGGTAACATGTATATTTATAGTACAGACTCAATACATGTGATGAGGCTTACAGGTAATGATCTTGCCCCTGTTGCTTTTGCACCTAATACAGATGAGTATGGATGTCTAACTACAGGAGCCGTGATTGAATTTGATGGTAAACATTTTGTAGTTGGATCAAATGACATTTACGTGTTTGCAGGAAATCCAGGAAATATTCAATCTTGTTCTGCTAAAAGAGTTAGAGAATACTTTTATAATAATTTAAATCCTATCCACGAAAAACAATTGTTTACATTACAAAACCATGCAGAAAATGAAATATGGTTATGTTATCCTACACTTGAATCTACAGGTGGGGAATGTGATGAAGCCTTAATCTGGAACTATAGAGATGATACATGGACAATCAGAGACCTAGATGCTGTTGCATCAGGGGATACTGGTCCAGTTAAAGGTGGTGGTATTCCAACTGCAACAATTACTGCAACAGGTAATAGTGGTAATGCTGGTTATACTAATCGTGGTAAGAAAGAAACACAAGCTGTTACAATTAATGGTAAAACACCTAAGAAAACTGTAGGAACTAAAGCTATTAAAACTGTTTCAGTAGCAACCTTTAGTAACTTTACGACTGATGTGTCTGAAGTTGTAGATCTTAGTGTGACAGGGGACACAGGTCCAAATACAGTTAATACACAAAGCACTATAACTTATCCTTCAGCTACAACTTTTGTATATGATAAAGATAAATCAACACATTTAGATGGAGGAGCCAGTGCAGTTATTAATGGAGATTCTACTATTGGTAATGTCAGCTTCCCCGCCAGTGCTGTTTTAGGAAACAGTTATAACGAAGGTGACACAATAACAATGGCGCAGTTTGTTACTGCTGTCAAAAATTATATTAACGCAAATAATGCATTGTCTGATTTCACTGCTACTAATACAAACCATGTGCTTACACTTACGTCAGATGTTCCTGGCCCTCGTGTGTTTAGCACTTGTACTTTTGCAGTTTCAGGTAGTGGATCAACAACTAATATAAGTCCAAACTTAGTAACAACGGGTGTTGGTGTATATGGTATTACAGCAGCACTTAGCCCTGCAATATCTATGACAATAACAGCACCAGCTGTAGGCGGTGTACAAGGTGCAATCAACGAGACAATTACTCTTGATAAAAATCTCACGGCTCAAACAGCGATTAGAGATGATATCATTACTAAGCTATCTGCTCTTGCTGTTTTCAATGGGTCTGCTACTGCTATTTACGGTGTTGCAGCTAATGGCAATAATATAAGGTTTACTTCTGTTAATGGTGGTAATCATAGCGCATTAACAATTGCTTTTGCAACCAGCTATGGTGGCACAGCGTATACTGAAACTACGTTTGGTGGTAATCTTACTGACTCTGTTACAGTAGTTACAACAGGTGTTAATAATGGTATCCCTATACCAAACATGACTATTACATTCCCTGATGGGGGAACTAGTAGTACACCATTGGGAGGAACACAGTCAAGGGCTACAGTAGTTACTGCAGTTAGTAATCTAATTAATGCAGATTCAGATTGGAGTACAACTACAGGGACAGGATTAGTAACAGCTACAGCAGCTGCAGTGGGAGTTCAAACAAATAACTTTAGTGTAGCGATAACAAGTGCTGGCACATTACCAACAGGGTTTAGTAGTTCAACTTTTACAGGTGCTCAAACCAGAGCAGGTAGAGCAGCATACAATACAACTGATCGTATTACATTAACACCCCCTGAGGGTAATCCTATTACTGTTAACTTTGATAGTACAACAGCTTTTAATCCCGATTCAGGTAGTGCTCCTACTAATGTAGAAGAAATAACTGCAGTCGAAATAGCTACAGCCTTACAAGCAGCTTGGACAGATACTACATATTTTACTGTAACTAGGTCTAATGAGGTTTTAACATTTACTAGTACAACTAGGAAAAATGTAACAGGCACTTTTGCTTATACTGTGGCTAATGGTGATACTAGAACAGGAACAGGAGTCAGTCCTCTTATTAGCAATTCAGTAGGAGGAAACATTGTAACTGTAGAAGGTGTTGCTCCTATATTTGCTAAAATGACAAGAGTAACTATCACACTAAACACTGGTAGTGGAAACGTTGTTGCTTTTGACAGGCACTATGGGGAAGGCCCAGGTCGATTACTTGATCCTAACTTTACTAAAGCACAGGATGATGATACGTATGGAGATACCAGTTATACAAATGATACTGATTACCTTAATGCTTATTATGACCCTGATAAAACACAGAGCGGTACAGAGTTAGCCAAACCTAATGGTACGGTATCTACTATGCAAAGCGCACTGTTAGCAGCCTTGGGAGCAATTAATACTAATAATGCATTGATTGTAACCCCAGATAGTACGTCTGCTCCGACAAGCATTGATATTGGTCCTAGTCAGTTTAGTACATCTGCACAATATGTTCTTACGTATAGCCCTTATGTACAAACAGTAGCAGCTAGTGTAGCACCTACAACGACTAACCTTACTAATGCAGCCGAAGGGGTAACTGTAGCGGCTAGTGCGCCTACACAAAGCACATCAGGTACAGGTATTAGTACTACATTTGATTTAATAAGACCTTGGGGTAGCTCATTAGTTAATCCAAATAAATCATTTCCTGTGTTTGCAGAAAGTGGACGAACATCGGGAACTGTGTTTAACAGAATAAGAGCAGCTGATTTAGGGCATGACTTTGCTGGAACAGCGTATATCTCTTATGCAGAAAGAGATCAGTTATCGATTACTCCAAACTTTGATACAGAGACATTAAACAGTATCGCTCTATGGGCCGATGGTGGTGTACCATCAACGGTTGGTGGAGACCCTGAAAGAGCTACTCTACAGGTACGTGCTCGTGGTACGAACAACCCTGGAGAAGCTTCTTATTTAACTACGGATGAAGATAATACTCAAACAGGCTCTAAGGCTAATAAGCTTGTAGTCAATGGGTTTACTGTAGCAGATTCATATAAAACAGATGTTAGGATTACAGGCCGTTTTCTTAATTATCGAATTGATGATGCTAATGCAAGCACATCTGGTGGTTATACAGGTTCTAATAAAAGAGCTTGGAATGTATCTGGATTTCAACTAGGAGTCAAGAAAGGGGGAACAAAGTAATGGCATTACAAAATCCTCCTATTACTGAAGATACAACACTTGATTTTACTTTATTAGAAATGGTTAGACTTATAAATGAACTTGAGCAAAAACATTTAGAACTTCTTAAAGACATACGAGAAGCTACCGATTTTGCTGATTTAAAAACAAGGATAGACCAATAATGATAAAATATATAGAGGACAATGATGTATTCGAAGCGATTCAGCTTATGAATAAATCAACTAAAGAGAATTCATACGGTGGATACGATAGGAACGAAGCCGCATGGATTTCCTTTTTCCTAGAGATAGTAGCTAAACAAAAAGAAAGAAACCCACATTATCTTGCCATAGGCGAATATAAAGATAATAAACTTGTAGGTTTTCTTTTAGCTTCTACCTATAACAGTTATTATAATAACATATGCACTATGGATGTTAAGGATTGTATTGTAGATAAAGATCTTGCAACTGCCTTTACTGTAACCAAACTATTTGACACAATGTTAAACCATGTAAAACATCATGGTGGTTTACGGTGGAGAGCAGATTCCATCAGAGCAAGAAAACATTCAGAGAATTATGTTAAACTATTAGAGTTAAAATACGGTGCAGAGATCTACTACTCAGCACATGGTATTGTAAAACAGGAGACGGTAGATGAGTAGTGGCGGTGGCGGCAGAAGTCAAACACAAGTTTCTGGTATTCCAGAAGAATTTAAACCACAAATTAGAGAAGGTCTTGATATTAACCTAGCAAGACTTAGAGAGACACAAGCTAATCCTGGTCAATTGGTTGCAGGTCTTAGTGAACCTCAACAACGTGCTTTGGCTTATCAGTCACAATTAGGTGAACAAGCTGTTCGTGGCACAGGACTGTATGATACTCGTGCAGCAGAAGAACGTTCATTAAAAAATCTTATGGGTACTGCTTTAGGTGCTGCCTCTACTGGTGGTTCTTTAGGGTCAGCACGTAGCCAAGCAGCTATGCAAGGTGCATTGGCAGATCGGGCAGGTCAGTATCAAGCTGATCGTCAGGCTATGGCTGGTATGGGTGCTGATATGATTGGACAAGCTGGTACTACTCTACAGCAACAAGCACAGAAAGAAAGAGAAGCTAAAGATACATCCTTGGCTAATTTCTTTGCTAACCTTGCTGGTGCTGGTACAGAAACTAAAACTACATCTAGTGGAGGAAAATAATGGCAGTTCAACTTGCACAATCTGTAGCTAACGCTAGACGTAAAATGCGTCAACATCAACATGCTGCAATTCGCCCTCAAGATCCTACACTAGAAGAACAGGCGATGGGAATGGGCAGAAGGGTTGCTATGAATAAAGCTCAAGAAATGGCTTCTCCACATGTAGATTCTATATGGAACTCATTTAAGGATAAGGTAAACCCTTACATTCAAAAAGGTGTTGATGGTGTCAAAGCTGCATTTACTACTCCACCCCCAGTTCAATCTATGTCTGAAGTGGCTACTCCTTTAATGCAATCTGGTGTCGATGGACCTCTTGCAAACGCTGTAGCAAAAGATACAATTGCAAAACAAGCAGCCAGTCAAGCTGCTACAGGTGCAGCGGGTAGTGGTGCTATGGCAAGTCTTGGGGCAGTTGCTCCGTGGCTCATTGGTGGTTACTTTGGTGGTAAAGCACTTGGTCTGTTTAATAAAGGTGGGCCTGTAAAAGGACCATTGTCATTAAACCTAACTACAGGTGGGCCAATCTCTAAAGTAAAATATAAACAAGGCGGTGGCCCTGTAAATGAAGAGATTGAAATTTCTTATGGTGGACCATTATCCAATAAAGGAGCTTAATCATGTCAACAATTCCTTATCAGCCAACGTATCAGTTGCAGCCTAAGTATGGTTTTAGATATGGCCCCTCGACATTTGGACAGCCAGTACAACCTATAAATGCTCCACCTCCTCTTGGACTTCAAGGAAGTCAAGCTGCTCCTCCTCCAGTTATGGGGACAGGTGCTGGTGGTGCTAGTGGTCAAACACCTGCATATGCACAAGACCCTATGGGTGGCGATGGTGGTGATCCTATGCAAGCCCAAAACCAAGCAAGAATGAATATGGCACAATCCTATGGTTATACACAGGGGAAACAGCATCCTGCAAACATTGTAAGAGCGGTTCCATATGTTGGAAATGCTATTGCAAGTCAAATCCCTGGTATGCAAAATGAAAAATATAACTATGGGACCCCAGGAACATATGGAACTCAGGGTAATGTGTTCGATGATAGAGGAAGAGGATGGGATCCAATAACAGGACAAGCTGCAAACTCATATGGTAATCCTCAACTAACTGGAGAAAACTCTTGGTTAGGCAATTGGGTTGGTGCAGGAACCGAAGAAGGTTTGGGTGGTCCTAGTAGTGGTTATGGAAAATTAAGATCACATGGGGAAAGCATACCTAGTTCTTTACTTGGTAGTTATGATAACTCTATTTACAGGCAAATGGATCAAAATCCAGGAATGAATGTGCCTGATGCAAGACTAGCTCGTGCAATGGGTGCTGGTGCTCCTATACAAAACTTTACTAATACAGTTGTACAAAACACACTTAATGCTCAAGATGATGAATTTGGAAACATTCCAACTGGACCTGTTCTAGGTACTAATCCTGGGGATTACGTAATGAATGTAAGTAATCCAGGTGGTGGTATGTATCAAGTTAGTGCAAACGGTCAATTGCAATCACCAACTGGTGGAACAGCGATGAGCATAACAGATGCAAACGGTAACAAACATAGTATGGTTAATGTTAATGCTACTACAAGAACACGTACTGAATTTATAGGAACCCCTTGGGAAAGAGAAGTACCTCTTTCAAAAGAACTAAATGCCGCACTTGATCAAGCAACAAATCCAACCTTAGGCACTGTAACTAATTGGCATGGTGGAAATCAAAGACCTACTGATGGTGGTACTTGTTTCCCTGAGGGAACTCAGATTTCTATGGCTGATGACACAACAAAGAATATCGAAGATATCCAAGTTGGTGATAAAGTATTAGCTTTTGGTGAAGACAGTAAGATTGTTGAAGATGAAGTTACTAAGGTACACGCACATACTCTTAATGAGTGTTGTTCAGACTATCTTGTTAAAGTTACACTATCAAATGATAAAGAAGTTATTGTTACATCTAATCATCCGTTCTATAATCCTGAGCATCATGGATTCAAATGGATTGGTCTGTTTGAAAAAGGTGAACTAGTAATGACTAAAGATGGGATGATGTATCCTGTGTCTTCTATTGAAACCTTAGACTTTAATAAACAAACAGTATATAACTTTGAAGTCAAAGACAATCATACCTATATTGCTGAAGACCTTAGGGTTCACAACGGCAGTGGTCCTAGTGATGCTGATAGTGATACCGATAAACGGGACATGGCTCCTGCCAAGTCATCTACGTCATCTTCTTATGGTTTGTCTGATGAAGACATAGATCCTGATTTACAACAAGATTTAGCTGCTGCTGCACACGGTGGTTACGGATCAACATCTGGAGCAGGTAGCCATCCTGGAATGAGTGGTGGTACTGGAACTTATTCTTCAGGTTTTAATCCCAATGATCCAGCAACAAGCAGTTTAGTAAGTGCAATTCAGGATATTAATGCTGTAAATCCCAATCAAGCTTCTGCAGCTGAACAACAAGCCCACGCAGATCCAGGCCTTCAACAAGCATTTGACGAGGTGACTGCAGGGATAGGCTCGGCTGGTGAACAAGATTATTATTCTATGTTTAGTGATCCTTATGCAACAGATGATATGAGTAAAGTTAATTCATCTGTATATGGTGGTGCTCCTACAGTCCTTGGTGGTGGAACAGATAATATGGGCTTAGTTAATGAAACTGCTTATGGTGCTCCAGGTATTCCTACTACAGTTCTTGGTGGTGGAACAGATAATATGAATGAAGTTAATACCCCAACTGATCTAGAAGGCGGTGTGGCTGATGGCTTAGATGTTTGGACAGGCTTTAATGATACGGTAAAATAAAAGGAGAGTTACATGAAGCTGAAAAGTTTTACGAAAAAAGATAGACATGGCAACATGACTTCCTTTGAATTTTTCGAAGATCCTAGTTTGGAAATCAACATGACATCAGTTCCTATGATGGAAGGTATTCCTGATCATCCAGGAGATCCTAAAGGAACTGATACAGTCCCTGCTTGGTTGACCCCTGGTGAATATGTAATGAACGCTGAAGCTACTCGTATATTTGAGCCACAGATAGAGCAGATGAACAATGTTGGTCGTGCTGTACAGGAACAACAAGGGGGTTCAATCCCTGAGTACTCTGCACATGGTGGTCAAGTTGGAAAACCTACAGGCAACTATACGCAGTATGGAAAACCTATTTTCCGTACAGATGAAGGTGAATATGTATCTGAAAAAGGTAGGTCTATACCTATCAGCACTATGCCAGTAGGACTAGGAAAAATATATAACATTCCTTCTATTCAAGATGGCGTTATGCGTAATGAGGATTTCTTAAGAGAAGGAATTCAATTAGGAAAACTAAATCCTACAGGTGTTTATGATACAATTGATGAAGCTATTAAGGCATCTAAAGAACGTAGTAAGTCATTAGAACCAACTGAGTACGCTAGTGGTGGTCCTGTGTATATGAACCAAGGTGGTTGGTTAGATAGTTTACTAGGGATGTTCTCTGGTAACAATAATGAACCTGCCAGAACAGCTAAAGAAATCTTTGATGAAAGAATTCCTAGTCTTCAAAATAAAGCTAACCTTTCAGGACCTACAACACCTACAAGACCAGACCCACTTATGTCTAATAAGGTATACATGGATCTTCTTAAAGATAAAGAAGGGTTCCGTAATGAAGCCTATTTAGATTCTGCAGGTATCCCAACAATTGGTTACGGGTTTACTAAGGGTGTTAAGATGGGTGACACCATGACTGAAGAAGCTGCTAATGCTAGACTTCTTGAAGAAATGGCAGTTACTGATCGTGATTATAATAATCTTGTCACGGCTGATCTTAATCCCAACCAAGAAGCTGCTGTTAAATCATTGATATATAATATTGGTGGTCCACAGTTTGCTAACAGTAAAGCTCGTGCTGCTCTTAATGCAGGTGACTTTGAAGCTTTCCAAAAGGAAGCTGCAGAGTTTCGTATGGCTGATGGAAAAGTAATCCCAGGATTAGAGAATCGTAGGCGTGATGAAAATATCTTATTTAACACACCTTGGCAACCTCTTTCACAATCTGTTGGACAACGTGTGTCACAAGGTATGAATCCAAACATAAACTGGGGAGATAATGAAACACCCCAATCTGCTCCTATTATACGCAGTCTTAATAAGTTTGGAAAAACAGATAACTATCAAAAAGTAGGTGATGAGTGGTATCGTATTAAAGACAATGGGGAGTTAGCTAAAGACCCAGCGGGTCCTCTTCATGCAGCTAATCTTAATAATGCAGAAGGTTCGCCTTTAGTTGGTGATCCTGTTGCAACACAAGAAGAAATTGTTAGAGCAAATGAGTTTGCTGATGCTGGTGTACCGAAGGCTGATGCTGGTGTACCAAAGATAGAAAACGTTCCTCCTGTTCTTGAAGACGAAGACATGGATCAGGATGCTGAACAAATGGCAGTGTTAGAAGAATATGCCCCTTGGATGACTAGTCCTAAAATGCAAGGCGATAATAGATCTATGGGTTCACAATATGGACCAAAGAAAAATTATGGTGATGTGGCCTATACTTCTTTAGGGAACCCACAACCTGTTAATCAAAACAGTAAATATCTTGATCCAAACTTCTTATCTGATCTAGGTAAAAGAAAAGCTGATGGCAAGATCAGTGATCAAGCATATCAGTACCAGTTAGCTCAATATGAAAAAACTATTAAACAAAACAATGCATATCAATCTTATTTAAAAGATAAAGAAGCTGGTACAGACAGTGAAACTTTAATGCTTAAAGAAGAAAAAGCTCTTGCTGATACTCAAAGAAAAATATCTTTAAGGAATCAAAGAGAGAATGAAACAGATCCTGTTGTTTTAGCAGCTATTGATAAAGAGCTTATAGAACTAGGTGACTACCAAGAACGTGAAGATGAAGATTTTGATCAAGATGCTGAACAACAAAAGGTAATTGATTCTGGATTACAACTCGCTGGTACTGAAGATGAAGATTTAGATCAAGCAGCACAAGCCGAGGAAGCTTTACTTGGTATGGTTGACCCTATGGGTGATAATGATTTCACTCCAAGATATGCAGTTACTACGGGTGAAGACCCAGAAGACATGGACGAAGAGAATTTAGGTGTTCCTAGTTTAAACGAACCACCTAAGCCTAACCTAGCTGGTAGTGGTACAAGTACTACTGAAGCTATTGATAGTGCTATAGCTGCAGTCGATGGTGAAGAAGAAGCTGTAAACATTGCTAATGAAATCATAGCTGATGATGATAACTTACCAGACGATGGTACAACAAAAGGTCAAACAGCAGATAGTGCATTACAAGCAGGACAAAATGCCAACGCAGACGATGTTGGTAAAGTCGAAGGTATGATGCAAACTATCTTTGGTGATCTCTTTGATAAAGGTGAACTTCACCGTATGGCTATTATGTATGTTGGTTCTCGTTTAATGGGTGGATCTCATAATGGATCTATGAACTTTGCTGCTAAACAATACGTTGAAAGAGTCGATGCAAAACATGCCGCAGCAAAAGAACTTGAAAGAGAAATTGCTAAGGAAGAACGTGCAGAAGATAGACTAAAGCGTAGAGAAGAAAGAGCATTAAAGAGAGAGATTGACAAAGAAGCAAGAGTTCTTAAGGCTTCACTTAAACAGCAAAAACTAGATCATATAAAAACTCTTAATAAAGAACAACGTAAGCAATACCAAACAGCTTATGTTAAACATGAAGCTAATGTTACTAGAATTGCAGAGTCAGGTAATTATTCACCTGAAGTTATTCAAGCGTATAATGATTCTTGGGATCCTAAGACACAAAAAGCTGATTCTTCTTTGTTAATTAAAAAGGATGTGTTACCAGAAGTAACTCAAAACGATCTATTCCAAACATACTATCAAAAGGATCCAACAACAGGGAAGCTATCTGCAATTCAAGCTGCTGAGTATACAATTGTAGATGGTAACACTACCAAGAAAGTATTACTTGATAGAACTGGTAAACCTATAAATTCAGCAAAATGGAATACTGATAAATCTCAGATCCCTGGAACTGATGAGTTTGATGATTTTGTGATTAAAGATAGTAAGAACTATTCAGATGTAATTGAAAATTGGATGGAGCGTTATGAAGATGAAGATAATCCTAATCTAAAACTTGATGCATCTTCTGATCAACTTGCTATTCAAGTAGCTGAATGGAGACGTAGAAATAATGTAGGTGCTCTTAAAGCAAATGAGTTTTTAAACTCAGGATTAGCTGCAATGCTAAAGGAAAAACAAGATCGTTTAAACAATGATGATGATCGTGAAGTTAAGAATATAAAGAAATATCTGGATGGTGCTTATATCACAGCCACTGTTGGAAACGCTAATCTGTTTACGCAGAATGGTGAATCAGTAGGCTATGATGTTGTAAAAGACTTTACAGATAATATCTTATCTACTGCTAAACAAAACGATGTAAAACGCATTGCTAATGGTCAGGTCCCCATAATAGGAAAAGGAGTTAACGATAGGCAAGCTCTTGATAAAATCTTAAGCGGTCTTAGTACTTCGTTTGCTATCGGACAAACTTATCAAGTTCCTGATCCTGATTCTTCTAACCCCAATGATAAGAAGACAATCACCATTGATAAAAAGATGATGGAAGTCTGGGAAAAAGAAGCAAAGAAACAAGGGATCTCTCCGTTTATGGCTTACGTAAATGATAGACTTAAATTCGATTAAGGAGAACTAACATGTCAATGTTTGATAGTATACAACCAATTGAAACTAGAATACTAGAAGGTACAACCCTTCGTCTTCTAGATGCGGATACTGTTATTGATGACAGCACTGGGGAGAAATATAGACTCCCTGGTGCAGATGCTCCTGAAGTTGAAAAGCTAATAAAAGACGAGTGGAAAAGTGGTGAAGCAGGTGGTGCAGCAACCACAGATGCTGTGTACGAGTTAATGAATAAGCTTGGATACACTAATGCAAAACCATTATTAGACGAAAATGGTGAAAAAATAATTGATCCGTTTGGTCGTACTATGGCTGACTTTCAAAATTCTGAAGGTGAGTCATGGAGCACTCGTGCTTTTCAAGAAGGAATTTATAATCCAACTAAATATACAACTGAAGTACAAGATCTTACCCACAGTTTAGGTGAAATGCAAAGAGACCAAGAGTTCCTTGCGTCTGGTATGGGCTTTGATGTAAAGGAAGATGATTGGGATAAGGCAAGGTTTATGATTGATGAAGCCCTAGTAAAAGAAGGGTATAAACAGTTTGGCTTAAAGCGTGTTGCTGAAGATGAAGCTGAGTTAGCTCAAGCAAACGCTCTTGGGGCAGGTGCTTATTATGATCAAAATCAAGTTTTAGAAAGAGACCCAAATCGTACTTTAGATAATGTATCTTTAAATCCATATTCTGACAGTTGGGATAAAGCACTTATCGGTGTAAAAGAAGCTGCTGCAGGATTACAAAATATGTGGGGAGAACTCACTGACAATGAATACCATGCTGAAGCAGGTCGATTAGGTGTTGAACGTAATCGTGAACGTTTAGCCAAATACGGTACTAGTATTGTAGATTGGAAAGACATTGATGATTTCAGTGACGGTATTGATTATGTTGTAAACAATGCTATTATGTCTTTACCCTATATGGGTATAACAGCTGCTTCTGTATTAGCTGCTCCTATTGTTGGAACAGGTGCTGCTGCTCTTGGGGCTGGCGCAACAGTTGCTGCTGGTACAACACTAGCTGCTGGTCTTCTAGCACCCTCATCTATTTATGCTGCTCAAACTTGGAATGAGATGGAAGGCAAAAAGAATATGGGCGTAGCTGCTGCATCAGGTATTATGCAAGCGGCATTAGATAGGCTTGGTCTTCACGCAATTTTTAAAAGTGGAGTACATCCAAAGAAACTTATGGAAGAAGCTGTTGAAAACCTTGTAAAGAATGGTTGGAAAGGTAAGATGGTTTCTAGAGAAACTGCTTTAAAAATGGTTGGTAATGCAACACGTAAATCTGTTTCAGAATTTACAGGTGATGCTGCAAAAGCTGCTGCCTCTCAAATAACTTCAAAAGCAATATTTAAAAACCTTGCCACACGTTCTTTAAGAGGTGGCCTTGGTGAGGGGGCAACAGAAGCATTACAAGAAGCCACAGCATATACTGCAGCAACCTTGGGTTCTGATAAGACTTTTAATTATAATGAACTCATAGATCGTATTATTGCTGGAGGAATTGCTGGTAAAACTCTTGGTATAGGTTTTTCCATACCAGGGGCTGTATATGATACTGGTGCTTGGGTAGATTTAAAAGTAAGAAAACAACCTGCAGAGGCTAAACGAATATCTGAAGCAGGTGCAAGAGCAGAAGAAGAAAGAAAGATTAATCGTGATGCTGCTTATGAATTAGCTAAACAAGAAAAAATTATCTCTATGATAGATAATGGAGAGATTGATGATGCTTCTAATCTTGATGCGTTTCAAGAAGCAGATATTGAAAACTACGCCCATCAACGGGCAAAAGAAGGTGAAAGAATTCAATCTAATTCTGAAAAACTTGCTGAAGAAAGAGACCATGTTGAAACCATAAAAGGTCGTAAAGATTTAAGTCGAGAAGCGTGGGCAGCTGAAAAAGAACAACACGAAAAAGATGGAACTCCTTTCTTATCTGGTATGAATTATTTACTAAACAAGTGGGAAAGTACTAAACAAAATATAGCATCCACTGTACGAAATAGTAAGACATTCAAAAATAAATCAAAAGAAGAAATTGATAGAGAGATTGATAGAAGAATTAAATCTTCATCAAACCCTATAAAAAACTATCAACAAAAAATAAAACATATTAAAGAGTCAACTAGAAAAAATAATCAAGGAGAACCAGAGTCTGTAATACAGGAAAAAATACAGGAAAAGATAGATGATTATAAATACAATCTATGGAAAACAGCAAAAAAGAATTCTTCTAAAGTAAGAGGAAAGGATCAAGAAGTAAAACGTGCAGATATAACAAACATAAATGATCGTGCGGATCGTGCTGAAGCTGCCCCTGTAGATACTTCTTTTAAAAGTGTGTTAGACAATACCTTACAAGGAAGTGTTAAGTTATGGAGAAAGGTATCTCGTATAATGATGCCTGATCGTTGGAGAGACGAATCAAATAGTGGAGATATAACTGGTTCTATATTTGATTCTGCACATGAGAAGTCTTTTTCTGGAAGGGATTTTGAATCTGAAAAACATGATCGTACTGCTAAGTATCGTATGATGGTTCCTCGACACGATGTTGTCTACGCTGCTCTTAATAATAACAGACCAACAAGCCGAAGTAAAAGAGGAGAGATAAGTAGAAAACTATATGAGATTTTAAAAGGGGCTATTAATTCTGATGGTGTCTTTGATCCATCAATGATAGAAGAAATGATTAATAAGGTTGAACCTAATTGGGCAAGCCCAGAACTGGTTGCGTTAATACAACAATTGGGTACATCTTTAAATCAACTTTCTGATGCTATGTATAATGATCAAGTTGATTATAATAAAAAACTTGGTTATATTCAAAACTATCTCTTTAAGTTTAAAACCCTAAGTAAAGAATCTGTAGCCAACGATAAAGAAGGTTTTATAAAACAACTGGTTGAAACCTATGGTAGTCGTGGTATGACTAGAGCTAAAGCGAAAGAACTTACAGAGAGGATTTTAGACAATGAAGAAATAAACACCATTGATGATGTTTTAACTGAAGATTTTAATGTTACTAAGGGTGGTATTGTTCCTGGATCACATCGTAAAAGATCCTTGGCTATGTCAGAGCAGGATGCTTTCCAAGATTTTATGGAGCAAGATATCTTTGCAAACATTTCTAATGCAGCAAAATCTGCTGCTCGTTATGTAGCCCATAGAAAATTTATTGGAGAGAACGGTGAAATAGTAAGTTCTCTTTTAGATAAAATGGAATTTGATGACGGTGTTCCTAGAGAAGTAGTCGATGAGATAGCATCAAGAATTAGAAAGTTTTTAAATGCTGAATCTGGAAACTATAAAAGACCTACAACTGAAGGTGGTAAAACAGCAGTAGCTGTTCAAAAGAATATGATGTTCTTAGCATCATTTGCTATGCTTGGTTTAGCAACTGTATCATCTTTTGTAGAAATTGCATTGTCAGGTCGTGCTCTTACTAGAGAACAAATCTGGGGGCGAAAGGGTAAACAATCAGGTCGTCAAACTCTTGAATCCTTTGGTAGAGAAATGGGTCAAACTCTTGCAGACTTTATGGGCTTTACGGGAAACACTGTGCGATGGAAAGTTAATCCTAACACAAATGAATCCAGAGGCCAGAGAATAATAAGAGATCTTGGCTATTACGAATGGGATGTTGGTGCAGCTACTGTAACAGGTGTGTCAGAAATGAATCCCCTACATCGTAAATGGTATGAACTGTTCTTTAAAATGACAGGTCTTACTGGATGGACTAACATGACTCGTGCTATGAGAGCTTCTATTGCGTTTGATTTTATGTTAGATCATATAAATAAAATATATCAATTTAGATTTTTACAATCTAGCAATCCACAATTAGTTAAGGATAACGATATACAAGAATCCGAAGAGATGTTACGAAACATTGGTGTTAATGTTGATGATGCAGTTCGTCTTTTTGGAGAGTTTCAAGAAGCAGAGTTTAATCTTTTAGAAAAAAACCCTAATGCATCCTTTGATGAAATCCTAGAAGCTATGCCTCCAGAACGAGCATCTATTCTTATAGATAACTTTAGAACTGGTGCATTTAATTTTATCAATGATGCTGTAGCATTGCCTACTGTTGGAAACAGACCATTGATCTATCAGGATCCAAGGTTTGCTTTGTTCACACAGTTTCAAGGATTCATAGCTACATTTTCAAGTAACCATATTCCAAAGTTGTGGAGACATTATATACGTAGAGGCAACCCCTCAATGAAATACAATGCCTTTGCTTTAATGACTACAATGATCATGCTTGGGTTTGCTTCTCAGTATCTTAAAGATTTAATTAAGTTTGCTGGAAGTGATAAACAAATGAAAACACTTGGTAATCCATACTTAGAAACATCTGAGTATATTCAACGTGGTATTCGTTCTTCTGGATTACTTGGAGTCTCTGAGCGTATGCTTGACCTAATGGGTATGGATCTTTATGAAGAGAGAACTAAAGGCCCTCTGGATTGGGCATTTAAAACCGTAGCGGGTGAAGCTCCTGCATCAGGTATCGGAAAGCGTTTATTTAATGCTGGTAGATTTCTATCACAAGGAGAAGTAGGAGATGCTGCTGCACAAATTGGAAGGTTAACACCTGTTATTGGTGTAGCTGGTGGTCCTCCTCGTGTTGTAGAAGCAGCAGGTAATATAAAGGAGGCGTTGTCTGATGTGTCTTTACCTAATTGGAATTTTAAAGGAGATAAATAATGGCTGCACCTAGAGGTACTCTTAAGCAAGCTGGTGATATTACCACAGTTGAAAGCAAAGCAAGAGAAGCGGAAATATTAAAACAACCAGAAAGACAAAGCAGTGTCATAGACGAAAAAGACTCAGGCGGTCAACTCTCCTTGTTTGATAGTATCACACCAATAGAAGCAGAGGGATCTGTTGATCCTTCTCCTGAATTTGAATCAAACATTAATGATGGTTTTAATGTAACCCAAGGTACGGATCTTGATACTGGAATAGAAGATACAACAACTGCTGATCAAGATGCTGCAATGGCTAGGGAAAGACAAGAACAAATAAATCTTACGTCTCCTAAAGCAGCAATAGAATACGCAGAACGGAATACACAAGAAGGATTATGGGAGGCTGGTGATGATCCAGCTTCCGCTATGGAATCCTTTGTTCCAAAAAACCAACATTGGGATGTTCATAATAACCTAACAAACAGGTCCCGTGAACAACGTAGAATAACAACTGAAGCAGCAGATACAATAAATGACACTTCATCTGAACTAGATGGTGGTATCTTTGAACGTGCAGCAAACCTAGCAGCACATGTAGAATCAAGAAACATTGGACTTGATGGTTTAACAGATGCTTCTAACAGTGTAGTAAAAAATGCATTAACTGCTGTTGGTGCTATTAATCCAGAAACAAAACAACCTGATAGAGATTTTCTACAAATTGCTTCTATTGTTGCTGAAGATGCATTCGCAACCTTGTCAATGGAAGATGGTATAGCCTATGCTGATTTAGATCCTCAAATGCAGGACGATACTAATATTGTAATTGGTAGAAATAAAAAGGGAAATCAAATCACTAAGATTGTTCCCAAGTCTCAGGGAAGAAGAGAAATTGGTAGGAGAGTACACCAACACTATCAAAAAATAAAAGGCAATGAAGACTATAAAGATCTATCTCCACAAGATGCAGAAACTATTGGAGACATTGTAAAAGAACTTTATTTTGCTGCTAATGATAGTGCTTCAAACCCTATAATAGAAATGGTTAGAATCCCTAGTAAGTCAAAAGGAGATAAATGGCAGAGAGGATTTCGTATTACTCCCTATGGAGAACAGGTACTAAGTGCAGGAGCAGATATAAGATCTGTAATGTTTCCAAAACAACAGGTAAGAACTTCTAAGAATCCGTTACCAAAAGGAAGACTAACAGGAGACCCAGGAAGAAATCTTAAAAGGGTTTCAGGAGCAATGAAACCTGTTGTTGGTGCTGAACTAATGAATGAAGCTGCGGAAAATGCATCAACTGTAGGGAACTTAGTTATTCCTCGTAGGCTTAAAATACTTTTTGCTACAGCTATCCCTGTCTTATCAGAAGTTGTAGGAAATCTTATAGTACAAAGAGATAACTCTGGTAATATTAGGTTCACTATTAAAGATGATTTTGGATTGTCTGATCTAAACCATGTTGGTCAAGATACTATTAATGTTTTTGTTGGTCGAGCACGAATGAAGGGATTAAAAGACCAAGCTCTTATAGATTATGTAAAAGAAAACCATGCACTTTTAATTAATAAACTAGCTCAAGATGTTTTTGGAGTTAATTTAGAACGAAAAGGTGCTAACTTCTTTACATATTATATACAAGCGTTTTCAGGTCGTATCTCTGATCCACAACAAAACACATTAAACCCTACTCGTTCAAAGACTGCAAGGTTTGTAACAGGAAATCCTGCTCCTTCTATTGTAAGCAACAAAGGAACGTTTGGAATAAGAGTTCATAAAAACTTACGACAGATGTATGCAAACGAGTTAGTTGATGGTGCTGCTGATCTACTACCTGAAGAAAGAGAGAATGCACTACAAGCAAATGAAACAAAGCTATATGAGTGGGGTAAAAAACTAAGGGAAGCTATGGATACCATTTCCGATGCAGATGTCCAGACGGTTTCTGAAGCTATTGATAACAACGTTCCCCTAATGATTGATGGTAGGGTTAATGAAAACTTTCCAAAATTTCCTAAGTGGTCATCTGTTCTTGCAAATGAATCTGATTTAGCTAAAGCTATTAGAAAGAAAGGTGAGGATGGACAAGTATTTATTGATGGTTTAATTGATTTTGCTAATTACATTGACGCTAGAAATAAAAAAGATAGTGAAGGTAACTGGCAGTTTCATACTCATTTTAATTCAATGATGGATGGTAAGACCAGCGGTTTATCTATCAATGGTTTACAATTAGGAAATGAAATAATGGCCTTTAGGACAGGTGTTCTAAGGACACAAGGTAAGTATTTTCTAGATAATAATAAAGATATTCGTGATGAATTAAAAGATAATCTTATTAACCTAGTAAACAATGAACCTTGGAAAGGGTTAAAGCTAGGTTCTGGTGAAAATAGTAGGGCTTCAATAGTACTTTTAAAGAAAATAGCTAGAATTATATATGCTAATAGAGACCTTAATAAGCAAACCACAATGACGTTTCCTTATGGTCGAGAATTAGAATCATTTAAAAGAGATATTGAACCAACCCTTCATATTTTATCTGAAGAATCTAGAGTTCAAAAGGATGAAGATCAAAAATCAGGCAATCTTAAAAAAGAATACTTGTTTGAATTATTAGATGAGTTTATGAAATTGTCTGGGATGAATACAACTTTTATTGTGGATGCTCTACATAAAAGATATGTTGATGGTTTAGTACAAACATTATCTCCTGAGTTTCAAGAGTCTAGGTCTTTAATGAGATCTGTAGCAGGTATGGCTGCAATGTATAATGAGCCAATGTCTTTAATATCGGCAACAGGTTTTGAACTAAACCTTGGTGGTTCTATGACTACGGGTTTTGATACAAGACAACAGTATAAAATCTGGGTTCCAGTTAAAGGTAGTGATAACTCTATAAACATTTATTATGGAACTGATGAGAACGCTGTTCTAAGTAACCTTGCTGCTCGTCCATTTAAAGATAAAGAAGGAAGGTTATATCAATCAGTTGAACATGCTTATCAAACTTGGAAGTCTGGTAAGTTTGATGAAGTAACCTATAATAAAAAGTGGCTTCATGGTACAAAACATGAAGGGTTATTTAAAGTTGATAAAGAGAAAAGCTCTAACTTAATGGAGCTTATGATTAGAGCAAGCTTCGAACAAAACCCTGATGCTATGGAAGCCCTTTTAGATACTCGTGGATCTGAATTAACCCATACTCAAGACAAAGGTTTCTGGGGGACAGAGTTTCCTAGAATACTTATGGACATCAGAGATGGAGTACCAATAGATCCTTCAAAGAAAACAAATACGGGTGGTTATAAACATCGTAGTATTTCTAGATATGATGAACAACCAACTGCTGCTTTTCCTAAAAGGCGTGAAGTTGATTTAAAAGATGAGCCGTGGGATGAGTCTGGTCAAGGAACTCGTATTGATGAAACCCCTGGGGATGTAGCCTATGGTGGATCTGTTCCTTCTCCAATACACTCATTAGATGCAGCAACTGTTATAAAGGTTCTTACTGGTAAATCTTGGGATGAACTTGTTGGGAAGTCGAGAGGCAACCCATATATACATACAGTATACGATGCATTTAAAGTTGATGCTATGTCTTACGATGTCGTATTGAAAGAGGCAAATAGAAATTGGTATGAGGTTAATAGGAAATGGTCTTACCTTAAAGCAGCAAGGGATTCTTTTTATGAATCTAAAAGAAACTTTAAAGATAAGTGGAAGAATACTTCCGATGATACAGTTCTAACCAATCCTAATGATACTCTTATGATGTCTTATTTTGCAGAGTGGGATTTTGAACAAGATGGTTTTGTAAATCTAGAAAACAAGCTTTCAAAATATACTAATGAGCAGAAAGATGTGAAGAATGAGAAGGGCAAAGATCAATGGATAAAAAGAGTTCGTGCAAGAGGTGAACTGAAAAGACTTCTTGAAACAATTAGAAGAAGGGAAGCATTTAATAAAGAGGAATGGACAGGCAATCTTCAAACTGTTACTCTTGGAGAACTAAAAGAGTTTAATAAGTTAATGGAAGAAATAATAGGCTTACCTGAAAGGCTTACTAATTTTATAAATAAAACAGAAGCTGATAAGGAAAAACTATTTAAGAAAATTGATGCTGCTATTAAAGCTGGTAATTTAATTTATCAGTATTACTCACATTAAAAAAAAATACCCCTACTAGAATCCAATTAAGGAAACTAGTAGGGGCTTTTTTATTTAAGCATACCGTTCTTAGCCAGTAGCTCTCGTATATCACGTTCAGCATTTCTTTTAATCTCAGCAGCTTTCTTAGGCTCCATACCACCTTCGACTGCCTTATCATAGTTATACTGTAACATGTCTTCGTTAATCTTGTTTGAGTATGCAGAGTTAGGATCTAGTCCGAATTGTTCTACGTACTCCATATCATCTACTCCTGCTCCACGTAGAGCTAAGTAGTTATATGATCGCTTTTCGCTCATTGTTATCTCCTTAGGCAAAGAAATAATCAGATTCATATATCTGAGTTACATCTAGTTCACCTAGTTCTGGTTGCTCTACGTCAAGGTTTGTTGCATCAGTGATGATGTTCTGTTGTATCAAGTCGTAGTAATTCTCTTTATCATACATTTCGATAAAGCTCTGCTTGGTCCTCATTAGGAGTGCTTCGACATCACATGCATGAGTACTAAAGGAATCATGTACTGCTCCGAAATCACCATTCCATTCCTCAATAACCAAAGCCATATGACTTGCATCCTGGCTGTGGATATAGTTAGGACTGACACCACACATAAATCCGCGAATGTCAGGGGTCTTCGTAGGTACTCTTGCCACATGGTTTACTCCTTTGTGTCCCTTAGATTCAGACTTGTATCCACTTATAGTACCTCTACATTTACGTGTAGCTGTAGTATAGTTTGCATAGATAACTTTAAATCCTGATGGTGTTACCCATGTGATCTTATCTCTGCCATTACCATGAATGAGTTTACTCTTATAAGTTTTCATTAGTACAGTAAGTCGATTAAGCTCTTCTATTTCCTCATCTGTTTTGTCCTTCTTAGTGTACAAAGCTTTCTGGTCTTTAACCAGTTGTTTGTAATCAGGTCCAGCGGGGTTATCATCCTTATCGTACTTTTGATATTCACCTATCTCGTATTGTGCTAGTCTCTGCAAGTAGGCCATTGTATGTAGGGGGCCTGGGCATACTATGTTGATTGCTTTTATCAATAGTTTTGCCAGCTTGTCACAATCATCTTGTGTTATACCGTATTCTATATGAAAGTCTTCAGCCTTACAGTCAAAGAACATATTCTCAGCTATCCGTTTAGCACCTGCAGAGTATGCTCTTGTCATGCTTCCACGTTTTGATATAGCTTTTCGTATATGTTTCATTGGCATTTTGTCAAGGATACACTTAAGACGTTCATCAGTAGTAAGATGATAAAGTTGTTTAGCAGTTTGCACATAGAAGTCGTGTTGTATTTCTACAGGTATCAGCCCTACAAGCCTTCCTGTCTGGACATCCTTAGAAATAGCACCTAGATGCTGCCAACCATTGTTAGACCCGTCTATGGGTACTGGAAGGTGGCTTATGTGGATTCTATTATCCTTTGTTGCCCGTTGGTAATCATACCACTCAAGGCAACAGGCAAGGAAAGACACAGGTTTCTCAGCCATATCAGTAACGATTGACCTGCTACCCATTTCTGTTAGGACATCCATGTTATCGTTTGTCCAGCGTACCCTGTCTTCAAGGGTAAACTTATCCACACTTATTGACTCTAGCTTTTCGTCTTCCAAGTATCCTTTGTAGTCTGCCTCACACCACTCTGGTATTTCATCTAAGTTATAACTTTGATTAAAGCAGGTAGCTGTGTGTACAGCCAACCAGAAAAGTCCTTCTTCAGTCATAGGTTTCCCTCTGGCAAAGGTCATCATGCCTCTGGCTAGGTCAGATCCTTGGTAGTTTAGAAAGGACTCTGAATAGTATAACCTACCACGGTAGTCTGCTTGCATGAACTGATAGAATACATCTTTGTCATACAGCATTTTAGCCTTGGTTGTTATGAACCCCCACTCAACGAGTTTGCTTCTTCGTTTCATTTCCTTCGCATCGTTGTCCTCTATGGGAATTGATGAAACAAAAGAATCTTTATTCTCTATGAGTGCATCGTAAACACGCTGGTTTATTCTCCAGCCTGTTCGTTGAAGCTTATCAACAGATGTAATCCAGGGTGTCCCCATCATAGTAAGGAACTCAGGGTTGTCTTCCTCAGTCCACTCTTTGATTAGGGGTTCATTATCTGCTTGTATTATCTTTCTTATTCTATCTGGTCTTTCTAAGACGGTATGTGCTAGTGATATCCTGGACATTGCCTCAGGTATATCAGCTAGGTCAATCCATTTAGCTGTAGCTGATATGATATAACTAGTATCCCTTGTCTTGGGGTAGTATATATCTATATAGCCACAGTTATAAAACGCTTCTATAAAGAGATCACCTAATCTTACATGCATATTCCACGGAAGAACAGGTGGCTCCCTTTTGATTATACGTGCTACACGTTGTCCAATTGCTGTAGACACGGCTGTTAATTGTGCAGTCCCTGCAGGACTATCCGAGGTATCATAGGTGAATCTCATTTGTATTGTTTGAAAGGCTACCGAAACTAAGTCAGGCATTGCCGTTCTATAGTCTTTATATAATTTCATAAGTACGCCACCTGAGTTTGCCTTAGGGTTGTTTGGATTAACCCTGTTGACCTTATCAAGTAGGTACTCTGAAATAGATTCGAATGGATTCATATAATCCCCTTTGTTAGATATTAAAGCATTCTTCAAAACCACCACGAGGAATTAGTCTGGTAGTTTTGTTGTCGTATGTAGCGGAACCTGCAGGTCCAGTAAGCCCTGTGAATCTGGACTTGAGAACCTTGAAGGTGATTGTGTTTCTTTCCCCTTCTGATTCCGCAACAAGGTTTCTTGAGAAGGCAACGATGTCGAAAGAGATCTGTTTGATCGAGCCACTGCCCTTGATATCATCGATAGATGCGAGATGTCCTTCCTCAAAACTTTTTCCTCCTTGAGCTTTACGCAGGTGGCTAATAAGGCCTAGCCATACGTTGTGTTTCTTTACAACTTTAAGTAGGTCAGACATTACTTTATCAATCGCTTCGTTACCAGAAAGCCCTTCAGAACCTTCCGACACTGCGATAGTAATGTGGTCAAGAACGAGGTACTTGCAACCCATAAGGGCCATGTACTCAATCTTATCGATAAGAGATGCGTCCCCAACGGAGCCTTGATGATCCAAGAGAACCAGTCTCTCGTCACCAAACACAGCTTCGTATCCTCTACGGAGTTCGCTCTCATCAATTGTTGGAGTATCCATGATGTTACGTTTAAGCTGCATGGAGATAAACTTTTCGGCTGTATCTCCAACACTTTCTTCCAGACTAATGAGTCCAACTTTATCACTTGTCTTAGCAAGAAGGTCAAGAATAATCTCTTTAATGACAGTAGACTTACCACTACCAGTGCCAGAGGTAAACAAAGTAATTTCACCATATCTTATCCCTTTGAGTTTCTCATTGAGTCCTGCAAGGCAATCAGGGTAAGGAACCGACTCAACGTTCTTGCGTTCTTTGAACTGTTCCCAGACCTCTTCACCCATGACAATTCCTGCAGGGGACCACGTTTTAGCGCCCCATATACTCTCCACGACAGCTTCGGGTCCGTGGCTAAGGAGTAGTTCTGATGGATCCTTGCATCCCTTAAGCGTTGCCACTTTGCATCTGCCCGTACCCACGATTCGTGCCGCTTTCTCAATCGCTTGCTGTCCAGCATCGTCTTGGTCGAGCATGAGTACGACAGTTTCATAGTTAGAAACCCATTCACGCTGTGCCAAAAGTGTATTGAGGCCTGAGGCACTGGGAAGCGATACAAC